GGCAAGATGAGTGAGCGCTGAGAAGGGGCTGACAGGTGATGGGTGATCAGGAGCAGGGTCGGCCGAACGACTGGCGTGCCCGGCGTGAGCGTCTAGGCTTGTCGCAACACGAGCTCGCCCATCAGGCGGGGGGGCTATGAAGCTGGTTTCTCCCGGCGGCGTGAATGAACTCCCCCACTGCTGCGAGTGTTGCGGCGGTGATGATGAAAACCACGGTTAGGGGGACAGCGGCGGCACCTGCGATGAGGACTGCTGCGACCGACAGCAGTAGGGGAACTGTTGCGACTGCTCGCATGGTGTAGCCGACTGCCCAGCGTGTGCGCGCTTGAAACTGTTCATCACTCATTTTGGGTTTTCGTTTCCTTCCTCTGCCTCAGCGGTTGATGTAGGGGTTCTGGTTCCTTGCGATAAAGGAGAGAGATAGATGAAAGGTAATACCTCCGTTGCGGATGCTGCTGTTGAGGGGTCGTCCTCGGACGATGCTGCCGCGTCGGATGCTGCTTCCACTGATGCGGCAGAGGCTACGCTGGGGGATGCTGGGAAGCGTGCGCTAGCGGCTGAGCGTGCCGCACGTAAGGCGGCGGAGCGTGCCGCACGTGAGGCTCAAGGTCGGCTCTCACAGTATGAGGCAGACAGCGAACGGTCTGCATCTGAGCGGGCTGAAATTGAACGTCAACGGGAGTTTGATCGGGCCGCGTTGGCGCGCGCTAATGAGCGTATTGTTATGGCCGAGTTGCGGCGTGCGGCTACGGGCCGGCTTGCCGAACCTGCTGATGTTTTGCTATTTTTGAATGCGTCCGATTTCAACGTCTCCGACGACGGGGCCGTTGATGAAGATGCGGTGCGTGCCGCTATAGACGGTCTGGTGGCACGTAAGCCCTACCTTGTTGCGCGAGGCGGAAGGTTTGAGGGTGGCGCGGACCCTGGCGTTAGGTCCGCAGCTAAAGCGGATGTGTCTCCCGGACTTGGGAGACTTGTCTACGCCTATCAAAATTCCGAGAAGTAGCCAACAAGAGAAGGAGCGATAAATCATGGCTGTTACTTTGGCTCAGTCGGCCGCGCTTTGCGAAAATGATTTGCAGCGTGGCGTGATTGAGACGTTCGTGCAGGAGTCCCCTGTTTTGGATCGGCTGCCGCTCATGTCGGTGGAGGGGAACGCCTACGCCTACAATGAAGAGGCCACCCTCCCCGGTGTCGCCTTCCGTTTCGTGAACGAGGCTTACACCGAGAGCACTGGTACCGTAAACCAGAAGACGGAAAGTTTGGTTATCCTGGGTGGTGACGCTGATGTTGACCGGTTTATTGTGCAGACCCGTGGGAACTTGAACGATCAGCGTGCCGTTCAAACCAGGCTGAAGGTGAAGGCCGCATCTTACAAGTTCCAGGACCATTTCTTCAATGGTGACGTTGCTGTTGATACGCGGGGGTTTGATGGTTTGAAGAAGCGCCTCACCGGTGGCCAGGTTATTGCGATGGCGACGAACGGTGCTGGTGTGAACGTCGACGACGCAACCCGTCACACGTTCTTCGATAAGCTGGATGAGTTGCTTTCGCTTGTTCCCGGTATTGGCCCGTCGAACGGTGCCCTATACGCGAATGATGCGATCATGGCTAAGATTCGTTCGGCAGGCCGGCGGATTGGTGGGACGGACACGATTCGTGAGGACATGACTGGGAAGCGTGTTCTCACATGGAACGGGATTCCCGTTCTGGATGCCGGGCTCACGTCGGCTGGTGCGCGTATCCTCCCGCAGACCGAAACGCAGGGTTCGTCTAGCGTGGCGTCCTCGGTGTATGCGGTGAAGTTTGGGGAGGATGAGACCGAGCATTCGGTTACCGGGCTGACGAACGGTGGGGTCATGGTCGACGACCTCGGGTTTCTTCAGTCGCAGCCGGTTTACCGGACTCGGGTCGAGTTCTATTGCGGTTTGGCGTTGTTTGGTGGGAAGGCGGCGGCCCGTCTCACCGGTGTGCTGAACACCTAACCAAAGTAGACACATTTATTCGCGACCAGGGGGGCTCCCCATACCCCCTCGCTCCCTATCCGAAGGACGGGGGGTCCTCTGGTCGCCGAATATTTGGGAGAAGTATGCCAGCTTATATACCCGAATCTTATAGGGGGCTATAAAGTCCCATAGGGGGGGGTTGTAAGCTGATGGCTGCACCTAACGATGTTCGGCCCGTTCGGTGGAACAACCTTGTCGATTTGATTGCGGATCGGACGGGTCGTGATCCAGCGGTTGTTGATGAGTGGCTGAATCGTGTTTGGTCGGGCCGTTTCCTTGGGGATGAGCGTGGCGGTGAGCCTCGCGGTTCGGGACCTTATGAACGTTTGAAGGACCGTTTGCAGGAGTTGAACACGACAGCGGGCACGTTGCCTGTCGCGTTGACGTTGTGGTTGGCGAGATAGCCGATGCCAACGTATCGCCTGTGGCCGTCCACGAACGGCGCGAGCACTACAGACGGCGACACAAACAGCGTCGCCCTCGCGGTCGAGTTTGAGGTTTCCGAGGCGTGCGACCTAACGTCCATCTGGTACTGGAACCCCGGTTCCGGGACGGGCAACACAACCGCGCGCGTAGGCACTGTGTGGCAGATGACGGGCGCCAACTCCGGCACCCGGATTGGTGGCCCGTACACTTTCAGCAACAACACGCGGGGGCAGTGGAACGAGTTCACTCTTTCGACACCTGTTGCGTTGTCTACAGGTGTCAGATATAGGGTGTCGGTTCGGCACCCGGGCGGTAGATACGGCGTTACTGGCAGCTATTGGTCTTCCGGTGGCGGTTCTTCAGGGATAACAAACGGTGTCCTAACTGCCCCGAACAGCGCCGACGCGAACGGTGACGACCAAGGGTCGTATGTTTACACTTCAAACGATACGACCCTGCCAACCGACTCGTTCAACTCGTCCAACTATTGGACTGACCTCACTGTAACAACCCCAACGTTTACGACTGTTGTTGGCACTGTCACCACCGATGGTGGCTCGACGTCGTTTACCGGCGGTGGCCTGTTCACCACCAGCACAGGTGAGTCTACCACCGAGGGCGGCTCGAGCTCGTTTACCGGGGCCGCACTGTTCGCGGCCACAACGGTCGGTGAGGTCACCGCTGAAGGCGGCTCGAGCACATTCACTGGCGGTAGCGGCGGATCAACATTCGCCACCAACACGGGTGAGACCACCGCCGAAGGCGGAACCGGCTCGTTCACTGGTAGTGGCCTGTTCGACAGCAACCTCGGTGAAGCCACCGCTGAAGGCGGAGCGTCCACGTTCCTAGGTGCGGCACTGTTCACCACCCAAACCGGTGAAAGCACATCAGAAGGTGCCACAACCGTATTCCTGGGTGCGGCACTGTTCACCACACTCGTCGGCGAAACCACCGCTGACGGCGGGTCCAGCCCCTTCACTGGTGGCGGCACGTTCGCTACTGCAAGTGGTGACGTTTCCGCCGAAGGTGGGTTGGGTTCTTTCACCGGCGCCGCGCTGTTCGTGTCAGCAGCTGGTGACGTTTCGGCTGAGGGCGGTTCTAGCACGTTTACCGGCGGTGGGGGATCAACATTCGCCACCCTCGTCGGAACTGCTGACACTGCCGGTGGTACGTCGTCGTTCACCGGTGCTGCACTGTTCATATCATCTGCTGGTGAAGTCACCGTTGAAGGTGGTATAGGGCAATTTACGGCCCCCGCCACGTTCACCACCAACAGTGGGGACGCCGCCGCTGAGGGTAACGCAGGGTCGTTCGCCGGGGCCGCGCTGTTCGGAACCGTTGAAGGTGAATCCACGGCAGCCGGTTCAGCCGGCACATTCACCGGTGCCGCGATACTCTCCACGATTGCGGGTGACGGTTCAGCATCCGGTGGGGTGACCTCATTCACTGGCGCGTTTGTTATCCGACCCAATACGGGTATCACATTGCGTCCAACATCGACTGTGGCACGACCATCAACGGGTGTCACCTTCCGCCCCTGACGAAAGGATAAGATAGGCAATGGCTGGTACTTGGAAGTGGTACGGCAACGGTCTGCTGAAGTGTGTCAACGGCAACATTGACCTTGACACTGACACGTTTAAGATCATGCTCACCACATCGTCCTACACCCCAAACCAGGACACCCACGATTTCCGGGACGATGTGACTAATGAGGTTTCCGGTACCGGTTACACCCCGGGTGGGGCCACCCTTTCCGGTGTGAGCCTTTCCTACGATTCTGGCACGAATGAGGTTCGCTTGGCGTGGACTGACCCGACTTGGACGTCGGCGACGATCACCGCCCGAACAGCCGTGATCTACAAGGCTCGTGGTGGCGCTGCGTCCGCTGATGAACTGTTGGCGTTCTGCACAGAGTCAGCTGACGTGACCTCCACGGCCGCGACGTTCACTGTTGACTTGCCCAACCCCACGTTGAAACTTACCGCTGCGGCGTAGCAGGTTTAGACAAATTCAACTACATAAGGTAAGGCAGCCTAAACTTAATATAAGTTTGGCGATTAGGCTCAGACGGCGGCGGGGAAGGGAGAAAAGAGTGGCTGACCTGTTCACGCTGGAAGAGCTCGCGTCGCACCTGCAAAGCGACCTGGACACCGCTACCGCAACGTTGGCCCGGGCCAGGGTTGTCGCCTACCTTGAATCAGAGTTAGGTGTAGTGCTGACGCAACGCACCGGCACTGTAACTTTTCACCCGGAGCCCTCCACCGATTTTCTCCGGTTGCCTTGGCCTTCAACAGTCACCGCGGTGACAGTGAACGGTGTAGCGCTAGTTGCAGACGACTGGTACCTGGTGAACTCGCTGGCGGAAATTCGACTAGTCAGCAAATGCTGGGGTGGGTTCGCTGGTGACATCAGGAAACTCCCCACCGTGGTTGTCAGTCTCACATACGGGTACCTAACCCCGCCAGCAGTGTTGAAAGCTTGGGGGTTGCTGCTCGCCGGGCAGGCATATCAGCTCGCACCAAAGATCGGTTTGCAGTCCGAATCGATTGACGACTATTCAGTTGCTTATGCTACCGGGGCTGGTGCTGCGGCTGATGTGGAACTTCCGCCGGCGGTGTTGAACCGTTTGAGGGCGAAGTTTGGGCGTGGCGTGCAGGTGGCGGGTAGCCGATGATTTCCCAGCTGTTGACGCGGGCACGTGCCGCAGCCGAGGCGGCAATGACTGACACATGTACAGTGAAACGGGTAACCGGGCAAACGTTCAACGAGGAAACGGGTCAGCACACCCCAACTTTCCTCACTGTGTATTCGGGGAAGTGCAGGGTTCGCGCACCGGGGTTTCACGCTTCCTCCCCCACTACCGGTCAGGCAACCACCAAGATTGTTATAGGGCGTGTGGTTGTGTGGCTGCCCGTGTCAACATCAGCTGGTGTGAAAGTCGATGACGATATCACTATCACAGCGGCAGCATTTGATGGTGCCCTCACGGGTCGGGTGTTTCGGGTTTCGGAACAGTACGGGCAGTCGCATTCTTCGTCGCGACGGTTTGTGTGTACGGAGGTTCAGACATGACCGTCATGGATGTGACACAAGCTCACATGTTTGCGGCGGATTTGGCTACTGCTGGTGTGCGCGCCGGGATTGCCGCTGTTGGTGTTGTTGAGCGTGGCGCGTTGAACGTAAAAACGACAGCGCGGGGGTTGGCGCCCTCGGGGCCGCACACACCAGCGTATGCGTCTTCGATCACCTACACGATGAAGATTTCCGGTTCGCAGGTTGCGGCTGAGATTGGTCCGGAACCTCGAGGTCAAGGCAACCTGGGCAACATTTTCGAGTACGGCACATCCACGCAAGGCCCGCAGTCGCATCTGGCGCCCGCGTTGGAACAGGAAGCACCCCGGTTTGAGCGGTTCATGGCGCAGCTGGCGGACGGGGCGTTGTGACTGCCGCAGCGCACCACAACGCGATCGTAGCGCTGCTGGCCGGTTTGAACGTGACCGTGTACGCCGATTCTGTTCCGAACAATCCGACCACACCGTATGTGGTGGTGTGGTCGGGTACTTGGTGGGAACGTTCCAACGATGTGACCGCCTCGGGCACCGGGTGGCGCGAATTTGAGGTTCAGACGTCCACCGTAGGTGTGACAGGACAACAAGCGCGATGGGCAGCCGGGCGTGTCCACGAAGCATTGGCTGGTGCGCGACCGGTGGTTGCCGGTCGTGTGACCGGGCCGGTCAGGTTGCAGACGATGCAACCGGCGCGTGAAGATTTGCAGGTAGACCCGTCCCGATGGTACGTGCCGTCAGTGTGGCGATTCACGTCTTTACCTGCATGAAGTTTCCCTTAAACTAATCCTAGTTTTGGGGGTTTGTTGCCACATTCAGGTGGTGGCGGATAGGAGAAGGTGGCATACATGTCCGATATTGTGATCGATGGGCAGGTCAAGGTCGCGTTTGTGCCGACCATCACGAACCTGTCCGCGCCGACCGTGGCGCAACTCAACGCAGGCACCGACCTCGGGCCGTTCATCGCACCCGGTGGGATGGAAGGCTGGGAAGCGTCCACCGATGAGGTTGACACGTCCGCAATTGACTCCACGTTCAACACGAAGCGCCCCGGCCGCACATCATACTCTGGTACTGCGCTTGTGTTGAAGAAGCAGTCCGGCACCGACACTGTTTTTGATGCGCTGAAAGTGAAACTTACGAACGGGTTCCTGGTGGTTCGTCGTGGTGTGCCGAAGGCCACCGCGTGGGCCTCTACACAGAAGGTGGAAGTGTACCCGGTGAGTACGGGCCAGTGGACTCCTCTGCCGGTTGAGGCAAACACTGTCTACCGGTACCGGGTTCCTATGCCTGTGGTTGCAGAGCCGGTGCTTGAGGCCACGGTTGCTGCCTGATGGTGGAGTTTGACCGGCTGCTAAGTGAGGCTCGCCCAGCTGAACAGATCGTGTCTGTGTGTTTGCGTGGTGACCTGTTGGCGGAGCATCAGCGGTTGAGCCGTTTGTTGAGTGATGAGCGCAACCGTGCGAGGATCAGCATTGATGATGCCGGGCCGGTGGATGTGGCAGCGCAGATTCAAGATGTTGAGCGGCGGATGCGTGAGGCCACATGGGATTTTCGGGTTTGTGCGTTGCCGCGGCGTCGGTTGCGGGAACTGTCGGCGTCCGTGGATGAGGGGGAGCCGCTGTCGTTGGCGATCCTACGTGAGTCCCTTGTTGATCCGCAGGTGACGGATGAGCAGTGGTTGCGTCTTGTCGGCGACGACAACACTGATGGTGTTTTGCCGATGGGTGAACTTCAACGGCTGGTTCATGCAGCGAACGAGGTGAATTTTCAGGAGACCTCGGTCCCTACGTCGCGGCTCGCATCCGTGTTTCTGCACCGTTCAGACGGGAGCTAGAAACAGCACGCGCTTGGGGTGTTTCCCCAAGCGTGTTTTACGGTGGCGAGCCGCGTGCCGGCTGGTCGGAGCAAGATCGGGTGTGGGCGTTGGCTTTGGCGGAGGTTGAGGGTTCGGAGTGCCCGGACTGTCACCGGCCGGTTGACGAGGCTCATGACCCCATGTCAGAGGGGCAGTGGGTGTCTCCCCCGCCTGTCAGGTGCCATGCATGTACGGCTGTTGCGGCTCGAGCATCCACATACGCCAACGTTCCGTATCCGCAGGCGTTGCGGTTCAGGGTTGAACGTCACCAGGAGGGAGGGTAAGTGAATCGTACTGTTTTGGTGACGTTGGCTGCGAATGTGGCCGGGTATCAGGCTGCGATGGCTTCGGCTGCTGCGTCTACGAAGGCGTTCGCTTCGTCGGCTGCGGCGCAAACCGCTGCGGTCGGTAAGGGTGTCGGGCAGATGGGTTCGCAGGCTGGCATGTTGGGGTCCACGTTTGTGACGCCAACGTTGGCGGCCGGTGCTGCGTTGGTGGGTGTTACGAAAGCTGCCATTGATTGGGAGTCCGCGTGGACCGGTGTGCGCAAGACCGTAGACGGTTCACCGCAGGAGATGGCTGCGCTTGAGGATGAGTTGCGGGGTTTGGCGAAAACGCTGCCGGCGACTCACGGGGAGATTGCGGCTGTCGCGGAGGCTGCCGGGCAGCTGGGTATCCGACGTGAGGACATTGTTGGTTTCACCAGGACCATGATTGACCTTGGTGAGACGACGAACCTCACCTCGGATCAGGCGGCTACCGCGTTCGCCAGGTTCGCAAACATTATGGGTACTTCCACATCGGAGATGGACCGGTTAGGTTCGGCCACTGTCGAACTTGGTAACAATTTCGCCACGACTGAGGCTGAGATTGTGGAAATGTCCACCCGGATTGCATCGGCCGGTGTAGCTATCGGGCTGAGCGAGGGTGACGTTCTCGGCTTGGCTACCGCGTTGTCGTCGGTCGGTATCGAAGCGGAGGCTGGTGGTACCGCCATTTCTCGTGTGCTGCTGGACATGGGGAAAGCTGTTGACACCGGTTCGGCGAAGTTGGAAACGTTCGCTCAAGTGGCGGGCATGTCTGCGGATGCGTTCACCGGGTTGTTCCGTGAGGATTCGGGGGCTGCCACGGCCGCGTTCATTGAGGGTTTGGGTGATATTGTCAAGTCGGGTGAGTCTGTTGTTCCGGTGTTGGAGCAGCTTGGGTTTACGGATGTGCGGGTGGGTAACGCGCTGCGCTCCGCGGCGGCATCCTCCGACCTGTTCACTACCGCGCTCGAGACGGGTAACCGGGCATACGCCGAGAATACGGCTATGGCGGAAGAGGCCGCGCTAAGATATGAGACCACGGCCTCGAGGATTGCGGTTGCGTTTAACCAGGTCAAAGATGCGGCTATTGACGTTGGTGTTCCTCTCGCTGAGGTGTTGGGTGAGGGTGCCAGTTTGTTCTCCGAGTATTCTCGCTGGGCTGATGATTACCATGCGTCGCAGATGCGGGCTATGGGGATCACTTCCGAGTCTGCGAACGTGTTCCACGTTTTCAACAGCATGATAGATCGGATCATCCCCGGGTATCAGGCGAACATTCTCGGGTTGGAGGGTGTGACCGACGCGACCTCGGGCATGGCCACTAGTGCGGTCGACGCGCAAGCTGCGGTAGACCGGTTGGGGTTCGCCTCGCAGTATGCCGGTCAGGTCCAGCACCGGTTCGCGTCGGAGGTTGCCGCATCCGGTGAGCAGGCGCGTCTCACCGCGGGTGAGGTTGGTGTCCTGTCCAAGGCTTTGCGCGGGTTAAACGCGGCAGGGATCGCCGCGAAAGACGCGCAGATCGGTTGGGCGCAAGCCTTGGATGATGCGTCCAAGTCGCTGGACGCGAATGGGCGGACACTGAAACTTTCTACCGAGTCGGGTAGGCAGAACCGTCGTTCGCTGTTGGAAATGGCGAAGGCTGCGAACACTCTTTCGGTGGCGATCCTCGAGGAGACCGGTAGTGAGGCGCGGATGCGCGCCTCAATGCAGCGATCCCGGGGTGAGCTTGTGGCGATGGCCCAACGGTTCGGGATGACCCGTGGTGAGGCGCGCCGCTACGCGGATCAGGTGTTGGCGATCCCCGAGAAGGCGCGGACGGATGTTCAGCTGTCGGGTGCTGGGTCTGCAACCACCGCTGCGAGGAACGTTCGTGACGCGGTGAACAGTATCCCCACGTCGAGGACGATTGTGATTCGCACGGACACGCGGAATTTGCGGTTGCCGAACCCTGCTGGGATGGCTGATGGTGGTTTGGTTTCCGGTCCTGGTGGCCCGCGTGACGATCGGGTGCCGGCGTGGTTGTCAAACGGCGAGTTTGTTGTGAACGCGCAGTCAACGCGGCTGTTCCGTCCGATGCTCGAGGCGATCAACGACGGCCGGTTTGCTCGCGCCACGGTCCCAGCATCAGCGGGGAAACCGGGGGCTGCCGGTGCGGGTTCGTCGTGGACGTTCAACGTGAACGGGACCAGCGATGAGGTGGTTGATCGGTTGCATCGTCGGGTGCAGTGGGCGCGGCTTGTGGAAGATCGGGGCTGGTGACCGATGCCGATCATTGTGGGGTTTTCGGAGGACACCGGTCCTGAGGTTGTCGCACCCCCTGACGAGTTGCGCACCAGCTGGTCATGGGTAGACGCCGAGGGTTCCGAGTGGCCGCTTTCAGCGGAAGTGTTCCCCCGGTTGATGCCCGGGCTTGTGGGTTTGGATATGCCCCCGGTTGTGGTGCGTGATAGCGAGTTCCCCATCGTTGATGGTGGACTGTTTGAGGGTGTTCGGTATGGCATCCGTGACGTGATTTTGCCGGTGGTGTTGTGGGCTGCGGATGCGGCACAGTTTGACGTGTTGCGTCAGCGGCTGTTCCGCATGTTTGATCCGCGCGCCGAAGGTGTCTTGCGGGTTCGGCCTGCCGGCCGGGGTGTGCGTGAGTTACGTGTGCGATGTGTGGGTGGCTTATCTAACCCTGAATCTGGGGATCAGGGTGCGTTGAACTATGCCGTGTTTGGTGTGGAGTTGCGCGCCTACGATCCTTTGTGGTACGGGCAGTCAGCGTCGCAGGTGTGGGAGTTGGCTTCCGGCTCAGAGTTCTTTCCCGGCCCGCCGTTTACGCTGTCACCAGCAAGCGTGCTTGGGAACGTGATCGTGGTAAACGATGGGGCGCAACCGGTTTGGCCAACGTTCACTGTGTACGGCCCGTGCACGGCGGTGACTTTCACGGGTCCGCAGGGTGACGTGTTTAAGTTGCAGCACACGTTAACGTTTGGGCAGACGGTGCGTATCAGCACAGACCCGCGGACGGTGTTGTCTCAGCGTGTTGTTTCGGGTACCGGGTCCAACTTGTGGGGGTCGGTGGTTGGCGGGTCGTCCCCGTTCGCAAAGTTTTGGTCTTTGCCGCAAGGTGAATCTACGGTTTCGGTGACCGCCACGGGTTGCACATTCGATCAGACCCGCGTTGTGATGGGCTACAGGTTCGGCTATTTGACATGGTGACGGGTGTGCAGGTGTACCCACGGTCACCGAGCGGTGTCCTCATTCCCCGCCCAACCCCGAACCTGCTCACGGCAGAGATTGTTGTACGACATTTAGCGGCAGGGTCGTTCGCGTTTCAGCTGCCGGTTTCTGAGGATGCAGCTGATTTCACCATCCCGGGTGCCGGGGTAATTGTTCGCATGAACAACAGCACCGTCTTTTCCGGCAGGATCACCCGGGTGGAGCAAGAGCAGGAAGCCGGGCGGAACCGTTGGACCGTTTCCGGAGTTGATGATGTAGAGGACGTTTTGCATGTCACCGGATGGCCGGTGCCGGCTAACGCGCTCACAAACCAGAACGTCAAGTTTTGGAGCCAAACCGCTGTGGGTGAAACGGTTATCAAGTCGCTTGTCTCTCAGAATGTGGTAACCAGGCTGGGACGGCCTGTCA